TTGAGTTTTAAGATAGTTCTTTAAATTCTTTTTAATTTGATCGAAATCTAATTCTGTTACATTTAAGTTATTTGCCATTATCTTAACCTTCTTAATACTATTTCGACAGAATCATCTATGTCGAATTCTTTTATTCTAAATTGTAATTGTATTCTATATCTATTCTGATCAGCTTCATCTTCAATTAATATATTTTGAAGAATAACTCTTGGTTCAAACCTCTTAATTGTAGATTTGATTTGATCTTTTATTAAACCCTTTGTAATTGCATCTGCAGGTTCAAATAATAATCCTCGTAAGTCCGCTCCTGTACTTGATTGGAATGGTCTTTCGTATCTATTAGTTTGTAATAAATTTTTTATAGAATTTTTAATTGCATTATCATCACGTAATGGTATGATATCTTTACGGATTGGATGTAGTGTCAAAGATAAATCTATATCCGTAATAGTTTTTTTACGGCTATCAATACGTGCCTTTTTAAGGTCCCCACTTATTGTTTTGTCTTGTGATAGTAATGCCATATAGTTATTTATATAAGTTACTCTGAACTTTGATCAGGTTGTGTGGTATTTGGTAACGGAGATTGAGTATTATTAATCAATACTTGAACACTTGGAGGTAAATCTATTGTCTTTGGAAATCCAATCAATGTAAGGAAATCACAAAAATCAAATGTAATCCATTGTGTTAAAGCACCTAATCCAATAGCATCAAAAAATGAGGTTACCTTTTGCATCCATAATTTAAATTGATATGTTTGCCATTCTTCTGCAAATTCTCGAGCTCTTTTTAATAATCGTTCTTTTTCAAATTCAGGTATTTCTACATTATCATTAAACTCACCACCTAATAAGTCATATAATGTAAATGTAAATATTTGTATTGATTTAAGTTCATCAATACTTTTATTTCTTATTAATGATTCTAAATCAAGTTCTAAAAGACCAGGTAAAGGAGCACCCAAATCAAGGGCGTCCCATATATCTCCAAACTCACTAATAAGACCAGAGAATCCTCCATGCATTAATAAATTCATTTTCTTTGCAACTTCAGATCTTAAAAAGTTTCTTATTGATTCTTTTTTAAAGTCAGCTGTTTCAAATTTATTCCATACTTTATATTCTTCTGGAATTAAATCATATATACTATCGACTTGATTTAAGGGTATATTATCCAATACACTATTTGGATTTGATAAAAATTCTAATATGTCAAAAGTAATACCAAGTATTGTAACATTAAATTCAATCGTAAATACATCATTAATTAATTCTAAAATTTGTCTTTGAACATACATAGGATATTCAGCAGACAAACGAGTAATTATAATTTCCCACTCAAGTTCTGGTATTTCAATCTTTTCAAAATTTGGATCGTATATAGTTAAAAGCTTTCGTATATCTTCTAATTGTTTTTTTAAATCTTCTAAATCATTTTTATATGAATACGACGCCAGCCCTGCAAATAAATTTCTTAAATTGGCGGGAGTTGGTAGTAATACATTGGGACACTCAATTTGTGGTAATGATATAGTAGGAGCTGACATTATATAACTCGAGTTTTTAGTATTGACTTAACTTCTATTGTTCCATCTTCTTGAAATTTTATATATGAACCGGTTTTATGCGTAATTCTTATTTGTTCTGACCCACTACTATTATCGATTTCAATTTTATGACCAGCTTTAGATTCATATACTTTATTATCTATTGAAGCATACGATGGTATATCACGAGTTCCGTCTGTTTTGGTTGCAATACTTCCCATGATAATAGCATCTTGAGCTGAAGGACCATCTCTAAAGAATCCAACAACCCATGAACCAACTTCTAAATGATGATTACCACCAACACCTTTGAGTGATGCTGAAGTATTTGGCATCATTACTGTGGACCATGGAAGATTTTTCTTTATTTCTTCATCCTCTTCATTAAAATAGCCATAAGGAAATACTTTTACTCTATTGAGATTTTTTGGATCGTTAATATCTTCAACTCTACCAATAAACCATGCAAATTGTCCATTTAAAAATTGATCATCACCTCTATTCATTTCTTACTCTCCTTGTATCTAATGATGTGATAAACGAATCTTTCTTAGCAGATACGACCATGGTATATCCACTTGGTTGAAATAAATGTTCTACTGTAGTTACTAAATGTCTACCACTTAATACTTCTGATAAATTATTAAGAGTATCTTCTATTTCAGCTACACGTAATAATTCTAAATTAATTACAGCTCCAGCATGTAAATCAAAGTCACCAGGAATTTCAAACCTTTGTGCAGTAGTATCATTTAATGCTTTATGTGACATCATTTCACCTAGTGATTTCGATGTAATATTTTCATGATAATTATTACTATCATCAAACGCTAAAGTATTTTTATTAATAAAATAATTTCTTCCTTCTGTAAATGTTTTGATATCTGTATTTGCAATTTTAGAATCACTTGCTAATGGTGGATTTTCGTTTAACAAATTTTTATTTGCAAACTCGTATTTTGTTTTATTATATTTTTTTTCTGCAATATCAAGATGATGAACCGTAGCACCATAAGAACCTTCTGCTCCTGAATAAAATTTTGACATTTTAATTTCACTACGATCTCGAGTAATCTTTTTTTGTAATTCTTGAAAATATGCTATTTTTCCTGTATCGTCATCTTCATTTACTGGTTTCTCTATATTAAAAAATGGCTTATTATCATATGTATTATATATGCTATCACTGATCATTTCTTTCTTTGATCTACAACATATTTTACCATTTGCTTTTTGATAAAAATAATATGGCGTTCCTCCATCATCTGCATTACGCAATAACCAATTAATTGCAAAGACAGGTTTCATACGAGGTATTATACATTTAAAAGCTGTTCCGCTCTTACTTATTTCTAAATCTTTATCGCTTATACTTAAATCACCTGTACATATGTTTTTAATACTATTTTGGAAGCTTCCTGAAACATGTTTTGAAATTGTTTTATATTGATTTAAATATGCGAATTCAGGTATACAGGAAAGTGTGTATGTTAATGTACCCGGATTAATTCTTTTATATCCAGCAATTTCTGCAATAATAACTTCTCTTTCAAATTTTTTTAATTCACCATTGGGCTCTTTTCTTGATATAATAAATTTTATTTTTTCTGTACCATCGAGTTTTAATAAATCAATAAAATCGTGTGTATCTACAATTGATATATTTACATGTGTTGCTACCCTTCGAATACTTTCTACGATTTTTATTTGTGCTACAAGAGAATCAATAAAGATTTCAGTACCATCGCGTAATATAAGAAGACATTTATCAAAATCAAAATTAGTTGGTCCTTGTGAAAAGCCACCAGGATAATGATTGGTTGCACTCTTAAGCATTTATTAAATTCTCAAATGTTTTAGCAAATTGACCGATATAATTGGGGTCAATAATTTTTATCTGTGAACGCTCTTCATTGAGTTCTATTTCATGTTGTTGATATGATACATAACTTAATTCTGAATCAGCAACTGCGCCAGGAATATGTAAAGCATTTGTCTGTGGTCTTTTCTTTGCATCATTAGTTTTATAATAATAGTAAGGTGCTTCTTTATATTTAAATACTTTATAAGAACGAACAACATCTCCAGAAGTTGCACCTTGAATTGTTTCATCAATATTATCATCACCTTCACCAAGATATGCCGTAGCATTTACCATATCTCTTACTATGAGTTGATTCATATCAAGATTTTTTCGATATAGTTTACCTGAAGCACCACTCGTATTGCCAACAATAGTTTCACCTATTTCAAATTTACCTGCTATACTATGGTCTGCACCTCTATCAGCTCTTGAAGTAATTGCGTATCCGTTATATTCTTCATTAATGTATTCGCTTAAATCTTCTTGACTCATTGGCCAAGCTCTATATCCATCATGAAGAAAATCATTTACTACAAAGAATGTCCAATAATATTGACTAGTACCATATAAAAGTTCAGACACCACATCTGGTCTTTCACCATTTTCTACATTATAAAAAGTATATTCAGTATAATTATCTACAAATTCTTCAATTGGTTTTACATGTCTAAAGATATCTACAACATTTTGTTGAATACCATTAAGTTGAAAATCATATCCTATTTTTGGAAACTGTCTAAAGAAACTCATTAGTCTTCTCCTCCACCCGCATAATTTGTTAATACACCCATTTCATCACTTGTTAATTGACGATCCTCACCCACATCTCTATATAATTGTGTATCTTCTTGTAATGTTATTGACATATCTACTTCAATAGGTGCACCATTTTTATAGAATGCATTCGTTGATTGGTTATATGTTGTATTAAATGAAGTAATTTGAGTTCTAAAAATTTTAGGGAATGCAGGATTTGGATCTTCTCCTAATTTAAACTCTACTTGAACAACTGGTGGATATTGTAATGCTATACCACCAACTTTTTTTGGATAAGTAGCTTTTCTAAATATATTTTCAATCTCGATTATTCTATTAGTATCATCTTGATTTTGTGCTGCAAATTTAAATGCAAAGGTAAAATTTCTAATATTTTGTGTTTCGTATGTAGCCCTTTGATATTTATTTACAGCAATTCTTTGGTTTAAAGCTAATGCAGAACCAATCATACTTGTATCAGCTCCAAATAATCCTTGGAACCCTTCTTTACCTAATAGCGCTCCCGCTGTAAGATCTGCATTTGAAGCATCGGTTGAAGTATTGACTATTGCACCCGCATAATTCTTTATTGCTTCACCACCACCTGATAATAAGGTTAAATCCATAGCACCGTAAACTGCACCGTCTTCAATTGATAATCCTGGAGGCTGTGGTAAAAATATAGATATTGGTTTATCATTCATTATTTTAAAATGTAAATAAGGTTGATCACCCTTTATATCTGCTGGGAATCTCGTTACGAAAGAGTTTGGTTTGTCTGACATTTAATGTTATTTCCTTTATAAATAAATATTTACTATAGAGTTATTTATATGAGTTACAAAGGAAGATACACAATTAAAAAGCCAGAAAAGTATGCTGGTGACCCTACAAAGGTAGTTTACCGTTCATTATGGGAAAGAAATGCTTTTCGGTGGTGTGAAAATAATCCAAAAGTCACATTATGGAATAGTGAAGAGGTTGTTATACCATACAAATATAGTGTGGACCAAAAGTTACATAGGTATTATGTAGACTTATTAATAGAATATAATAAAAAGGTTTATTTAATTGAGATTAAACCTAAGAAAGAAACAATACCTCCAAAGAAAAAATCCCGTAGGTCTAAGCGCTATATTAGTGAGTCATTAACATTCGTCAAGAACCAGGACAAGTGGAAAGCTGCATCTAAATTTGCTGAACATAATGGTTGGCAATTTCAAGTATGGACAGAGGAAACTTTAAAGAATCTGGGCATCAAAGTACTCGCTAAGTAGTATAAATATACTATATGGCAAGCTTATTCGACACATTACAGGCAAACGCATTCAGAGCGGGTATACAAGCACGTACAAAGGATTCACAAAAATGGTTCCAAGGTAAGTTACAAGATATGACAATGCCTAGTAGACAAAAGCTTTTAAAAGACCCAGCCTTAGAAAGAACAGAAAGAGATTTAATTGGTAGTATGTATATGTATTTCTATGATCCTAAGCATAAAAAGACTTTACCATATTATGATAGATTTCCTTTGACAATTATGGTACAAGAAGCAAAGGATGGATTCCATGGATTAAATTTACACTATTTAAATTATAATACAAGGGCCGCATTTTTAGATGAGCTTATGGGATTAGCTCCGAATAAACTTCAGAACGATACACGTATAAGAAAGTTAAGATATGAACTTTTGCAAAAATCAAGAAAATATAAAGAATTTAAACCTTGCTTTAAGCATTATTTAACAAAACACGTTAAATCAAAATTAACAAGAGTTCCAATGACTGAGTGGGAAATAGCAATATTCTTACCAGTCGAGCAATTTAGAAAAGCAAACAAAAATACAGTTTGGAAAGATAGTACAAGAATAGCGAGATCATAATGAACCCAGATAGATTATTATCAGCAATTAATAAAAAAGGTGGAATAGCAGAATCACATAGATTTAATGTAATATTTAATCCACCAGATACATCGCTACTTAATTTAGATTTAGAACAAGTTATATCAAGTGCCGTAGCCGGTTCATTTGATGCAAAGAATTTAGTTAATGACCCAAGGGATATTACATTATTATGCCGTTCGGTAAACATGCCGGGTAGACAAATACAAACATTTGAATTTCAGGCACATAAAAAAATGATTAAAATTCCTAATGGAATAATTAACGATGACGTAAACATGTCATTCCTTTTAACGAATGACTATTATGTTAAAAAAATGTTTGAAAATTGGATGCATAATATATTTAACGTAGAAGATTATTATGCAAACTATTTAGATGACTATGCTGTTGATGTTATAATTCAACAGTTAGACAAGAATGACATTCCGGTGTACGGAGTGAAATTGAAAAAGGCCTTTCCAATAACTATGGAAAGCATTACATTTGATAATAATAATGAGAATGCAATTAATGTTTTAAACGTTGGTTGGTCTTATGAAAATTATGAGTCACAAGGCTCATTGACTTCAGCTGTTAGTGGATTATCCAATCAGTTGGGGTCTATATTTGGATAATATTATAGGAGAAAATTATGGCGTTGCCGGTATTAAATACAGCCAAGTATGAAGTAACTATACCTTCATCTGGCAAAACAGTTACATATAGGCCTTACTTAGTTAAAGAAGAAAAGGTACTTATGATAGCATTAGAGTCGAATGATGAGAAACAAATTCTTCGAGCTCTTAAAAGTGTTGTAAATTCATGCATAGATAATATAAATGCAAATGAGTTAACAACATTTGATTTAGAATATTTATTTTTGATGCTACGTGGAAAGTCAGTAGGAGAAAATATAAATATTAATGTAAAATGTAAAGAGTGTGATAGTCATACTCCTTATAACATGACATTGGATAGAATTAATCCACCAGTTGTAAATAAGGAGTTAGATAATAAAGTTATGCTAACAGAAGATATTGGTATAACTTTAAAATTTCCACTTCTTGCAGATATCGAATCATTAACTTTAAGTGATGATGATAGTGATAATATGTTCGATATCGTTGGTGCTTGTATTGATACAGTGTTTACAAACGACAGTGTACATAAAATGGCAGATGAAAGTAAAGCTGAAAGAACTAAATTTGTTGAAAGCTTAAGTGCTGATCAATTTGGAATGATGACAGATTTCTTTCAAAGTATTCCTGCCATGAATGCTGAAATTAAATGGGATTGTATACATTGTAAAGCGAAAAACGAAGTAGAGTTAAAAGGTCTTCAAAGTTTTTTTACCTAGGCCTCTCTCACGATAGTCTTGTAAACCATTATAAGACTAATTTCGCGATGATGCAGCATCATGGTTATAGTCTAACTGAGTTAGACAATATGCTGCCATACGAAAGAGAAATATATGTTTCACTACTTACGGAATGGATTGCAAAAGAGAATGAAAGAATAAAAAACGAAGAAGCTAAAATGAGGAGATAAAATGGCTGAGCAAGATAATAGTAGGAATGAAGTTGAAATAGATTTAGATAAGTACATGGCTATGATCGAAAAGCTTGATGAACAAGAAGATAAGATCAAAGAAATGCAAGATGAAGCTAAAAGAGCAAGAGATCAATTAGCTCCACCTAAACATAAGTTCATGGATTTATTTTTAGATGATAACATACTCAATGAGAAATCAATTATAGGATTCATATCATTTTTCTTAATGGTAGTATTTGGAGTATGTGATCTCGTAACAGCATTCATGGGTAAAGATTTAGTTATTTCTGATACAATATACACATCATTTGTTGTAGTAACACTTGGTGCATTTGGTATATCAGAAGCAGGAAAAGCATTCGGCGGAAAATAATAAATGGCTCAAGACCCAAATCAAAGAACATTTGCAGAAATATCACAAAGTTTAAAAGATATAAACGA